ATAGCCTTGTGTATTACGCTTCAACAATATTAGTTATGTTAACTACCAAATGTTAACTTCAAGACCGCCAGTGCTTGGTACCGCTTGCCAACCCAATGCTCTACATGCATTACCGATATAAGTGTCAGCATTATCTAACATTGTTTGAATAGTATCCACAGTTGCATTGTTGCGAATATGGTTTTCAACCCAATCAGCTATTTCTTGCTGATCTTTACCCATGTCAGTTGCTTCAATGTTGAATCCGTTCATATTTTCATTTGTCCATTTTTTCATTTTATCCGTCCTTTTTTAATTGCTTGCTAGCGTTATTGCTATCAAGTGATGTCATTATATAGTATTTACCTAGTAAGTGTAAAGTATTTAATAATATCTCAATGCACCAACTAACAAGGTTGATGCATTAGGTTATTATTTAGTATTCTTTAACTAGGTCACGACCATGACCTGTTGCCGTACTTACACCATTAGAGTAGTAGCGAAAGCCTGAATTGTTCGCTTCAAATAATCCATCTTTGCATTTTGTGGTAATTTGAATCACCTTGCCATTTCTATTCTTGTACTTCATATTTTCTTGCAATTTCATTTTATCCGTCCTTTTGTTAGTTGCTTGGTAGCGTTATTGCTATCAAGTGATGTCATTATATAGTAATCAATAGGTGAGTGTAAAGTATTTAATATTTATTTTATACAGTGGTGTATAAGCACATCTGCACTAAATGCATTAAAGAGGTATTGTACTTAATAGTCAATGAGTGTATGAGTTGTAGCGTTAATTGCACTAAATGCAATAAATAGGGGGTTGCGTTAATGTGTAGTTGGTGTATGCGTTGTAGCGATAATTGCATCATTTGCAGCGGTTTTGAGGGGTTATATACCTTTTTTTGAAAATGTGGCTACAATTACATATATAAGGTGTGTATAGTGCGCGAGATGCATTTAGTGCAATTATCCATACAACCCTTGGTATGTATGGTGTCTAGCGGTACCCCCTATTTATGGCATTTAGTGCAATTATCGCTGCAACCCTTGGTATCAGTGAGTTGTATAAATAGAGGTATTACATGCATTTAGTGCAGATGTACTAATACAGTGGTGTATACGTTAATACAATGGTGTATACGTTAATACAATGGTGTATGTGCAGTTGGTGCTTATACAATGGTGTATGTGAGTGAGTGTGTGAGTGTGTGAGTGTGAGTGTGAGTGTGAGTGTGTGAGTGTGAGTGTGAGTGTGTGAGTGTGTGAGTGTGAGTGTGAATGTGAATGTGAAAAAGAGGGTAGGGGGCATCCCCAAGAGGGCGTTCAAAGGGTGGGGCGTATTCCCACCGAAAAATATCACTTTTTGAAAAAAATATGGTATGATTGAGTTATGCAACAAGAGATAATCACATTGACAGGTATACCCACATGTTTGATACCACCTGATACACCTACGTTCCTAACTGACATTACATGGGAAAACATTTTGTGCAATTTACAAAGTGGTATCCCTATAACCAAGACACTGTCCAACTTAGGTTGTAAACCAAACGTGGCAGGTAAAGTTATGAGTTGGATTTACAAAGATGCTGAAAGAAAGGGTATCTATCTTTCAGCCCTTGAGGTTCAGTCTGAGATATTGGCACAACAAATAATAGAACTTTCAGATGGTACTTATAACGAAAATCCTGATGAAACCGTCCTCATACCAGAGGATATTAAACGTTCCGCTTTGCGCATTAAAACCCGAACGTTTTTGATTGAGAAAAATAACGAACGATTTACTCCTAAGTCAATCAAGGAGGTTCATCATGTTGATCTTAACGAAGCTATGAAGTTGGCAGAAAAAAACATAACCGACATTTGTGAGAGAGTGGAATGAGTGATAAACAGGAATTATTTACTAGAATATTACAGTTTAAATATGACCCTGAAGGGTTTATCAACTACGCTTTCCCGTGGGGGCAAAAAGGAAAAGACTTGGCTCAGTTTAAAGGATTGCGAAAATGGCAGTTAAATGAGGTCAAACGTATTGCTAAAATTGTCGTTTCCAACAAAACCAAGATAGCATCAGGTGTACCCTCCAAAGTCATATACATCGCCATTTGTAGCGGTAGAGGTAATGGTAAAAGTGCGTTTTTGGCAATGTTGAACTTGTGGATGATGTCTTGCTGGTTTGGCACTACAATGATTGTTACAGCAAACACTGAAACCCAGTTAAAGACAACAACCATGGCTGAACTGAGAAAGTGGGCGACACTATTGATAAACGCCGACTGGTTTGAGTGTACTGCCTTGACAATACGTCCAGCACCATGGTTTGTCATTTTACTCAAAGAGCAGATGAAAATTGACTCAACTTATTACTATATTCAAGCCAAGCCATGGAATGAGGACAATACTTCAGCGTTTGCTGGTCCTCACTCACAAAGAGGTATGATGGTTACGTTTGATGAGGCTAGTGGTATTGATGACAAGATCTGGGACGTAACAGAAGGTTTTTTCTCGGATATTTCCCCAATGCGCTTATGGATTGTAATCAGCAACCCTCGCAAGCCTACAGGTAGGTTTTTTGAATGTTTTCACCGAAACAAAAAACGATGGCTAACTACTAAGATTGATGTAAGAACTGTGGAAGGAATTGATCTGACTTTTGCCGAAAGGTTGATAGAGGACTATGGTATTGACAATGACACTGTTAAAACAGAGGTTTTGGGTGAATTTCCATCTAAAGGGGCAAACGCACTGATAAGTCCAGTACATGTGAATGAGGCAATGACTAGACCAATGCCACCTTGGTTTTATGGGTCTAACCATGAACCTTTGATACTTGGTGTAGATGTTGCTCGTTTTGGCGATGATAAGTCCGTATTGTATTTTAGACAAGGTAAGGATGCACGCTCTATACCACCTGAGAAGTATCGTGGTTTAGACCTTGAGGAATTGGCAGATAAAGTGGTGTTTGCGATAATGAAATACCATCCTGATGCGGTAATAATAGATGGTACTGGTGTCGGTGGTGGTCTTTGTGATATTTTGAAAAGACGAGGATTTATTGTTATTGAGGTACAATTTGGTACGAAGTCATCAAATACAGATAAGTGGCCACTCACAAGAGATGAGATATGGTGTAAGATGGCAGACTGGACAATGAAAGAAGTTTACCTTGTGGATTCAATATCACTCAAAGACGATCTTAGTGGACCTTTGTATGATATTGATGTTAGAGGGCGTAAGAATATTGAAAGTAAAAAGTCAATGAAAAAGCGTGGATTAAATTCACCAGATGAGGGTGATGCTCTAGCTATAACTTTCACTGTAGATATTAATAACTCACGTTTCCAAAACAGAAATAAATCTAACATGATTCATGCTAAAATGGATTATAACATTTATGGTTATTAAATTTAAAAGGACATAGAATGAGACTTAGTTTATTTGTATTTAATTTTTTGACAGGTAAAACATTCATAATGTTTTTTTGGGGATTCTTAGCAGCTGCCATTGGTGGTGCTTTATTAGCTAAGTCTAGTAGTAGCGGCGGTGGTAAAGATCCTTATGATCAACAAGAGGCAGAGAGAAAAAGCGCAGAGGCTGCCGAAAAAAAGAAAAAAGAAAAAAGAAAACAAAGAGGTAATGCTAGTTTGTTCACAGGTGCTGGTGATGATGCTGTTGTTACCTCAGGTAGTAAATTATTGGGTCGTTAAATATAATGACCTTGACACAATTGTTAGATAGATATAAAGTCTTAAAAGAAGGTAAGGCTTCGTGGCTTGCTGTATATGACCGTATTGCCCAGTTGATGGTTCCAAGGTATGCAAACACCTTTCTTGATAGCAACATTGATAAGAATTTTAAAATGGGTACGGATAGAATGTTCAATTCTAAGCCAGCACAAGCGGTTGATAAATTTACAGCAATTATCGATTCCACATTGACACCATCAAACAAAACATGGCACCAACTCACACTTACTAACGAATCGTTGTTGCAAGATCAAGAAGTTAAGATATGGTTGGAACAAGCAAACCGTATCTTAATGCGAGAACGTTATAAGCCCAGTGGTAATTTCCAAGCGAACAATACTGAACGTTGGTTTTTAATGGCTGCATTTGGTACTGGTGTTATGTTTATTGATTATGAAAAGGCTAGTTTACGTTATAAAACAATCAATCTGAGACATGTATGTATGGATGTCAACCATCAAGGTGTAGTGGATACAATGTATCGTACATTAATGCTAACTGCAAATGATGCGGTCAAGCTTTTTGGGCTTTCTAAACTGCCTGACGAAGTAAAAGCAACATTCGATAAAAATACAACTGACAAAAAAATATACGAATTTGTACACATTGTATATCCCAATCCTGAGATTGACGAGGATAAAATAGATTTTAGGTCTAGTCCTTTCATTAGTGAATATATTGCCGTTGAGACCATGAGACGAGTGGCAGAAACTAAAGGTTTTAGTGCATTTCCGTACTCGGTAGCGCGACATGTTGTCTCAACTGATGAGATAATGGGTCGTTCCATTGCTATGACAATCTTGCCTGATGTTAAAATGTTAATGGAAGTTGTAAAGACAACTATCACTGCCATGCAAAAAGAGATCAACCCTCCTTTGGCTATTCACAGCGATGGTGTATTAGGTGGTGGTCAAAAAGTAAACTTAACTCCAGGAGCAATCAATACAGGTGCTATCAGCAGAGACGGGAAAGTATTAATACAACCAATCTTAACAAAAACAAGAACTGATATTGGCATGGCAACAGCTGATAGTTTGATAGAGGGTATTGAGAGTGCGTACATGTTGGATTTATTCAGGGTGTTAATTGATGCACCTAGAATGAGTGCAACTGAGGCTATGATACGTGATCAAGAGAAAGCAGCATTACTTACGCCCACCATTGGAAGGCAACAATCTGAGACTCTAGGTCCTCAGATTAAGCGTGAAATTAGGTTGTTGATTGAGAATGGTGTTTTACCTGATCCACCTGAAGCGATAAGAGGGCAAGATTTTCAAGTTATTTATACATCACCACTGAATAAATTACAGCAATCGCACGAAGTTGTAGGGTTGCAACAAACTTTAGAAATTATTACACCCATCGCACAAATTGATCCTGGTATTCTTGATATAATTAATATTGAAGGTATTACTGAATTGCTACCAGAGCTTACAGGCATTCCATCGCAAATGGTGAACTCACCAGCGAAAATTAAAGAAATTAGAGAGGCACGTCAAGAACAAGCTGAAAAGAATGAGGAAATTGATGCAATGGATAAACAAGCAGGTACTGCCAAAACACTGTCTGAAATTGACAAGAACTTAAATACTGGAGTTGCTAGATAATGAGTAAAACATTAGATCAAATGCTTGACACTGATCAAGCCAAAGCATGGAATGAGAAAGTTAGGCGAGAGATAAACAAGCAAAAAGCATTGTTTCTACGCACCTTCAATAACCCAGACGGCAAGGCTGTGTTAAAGCAGTTAGAGGAGTTTTGCTATGTGAATAAATCACCAGCAGACGTAATGAACCCTTACGCAACCTATTTGGCACTAGGTAGACAAGAGGTGTATTTAGTTTTAAAAGAAGTTTTATTGAATAATAAGGAGGAGTAAAAATGTCTCAAGACGGATGGAATGACGAGGGTGTAGGTGATGAAAATCGCGCTTATGTAACAAAAGGGAACTGGAAGGACAATAACGCAATGGTCGATCACATGCGTAAACTCCAGACCACAGCAGATGGTGCAGTGAATATACCTGGTGATGATGCAACTGATGATGATCGTAAAGCATTTTACAAAAAAATGGGCAGACCTGATACCGTTGGTGAGTATACTTACAAGATGTCGCAAGGCGGTGATGAGGCTCATCACAAGTGGTTTACTGAGGCGGCTCATAAGCTTGGATTATCTGATAAACAAGTAACCTCATTAGGTGAACAGTCAGACATGAGAAACAAGGAAGCAGCAGACAATAACATGGTGAAAATGGAAGCCGAGGTTCAAGCCTTAAAAAACAAATATGGTACTGAGTTTGACGCTAAAATCACCAAAGGTAAAAAGGTAGTTAGTGATTTAGGATTAAGCAATGAAGCCTTATCTCAGATTGAAAAAGAGACAGGTTCAACCGCAATGGTTGACTTGTTCATTCGTCTTGGTGATAAAATTGGTGAAGGGACGTTCAATAATGATAATGCTAACCCTGATAACGGTTCAATACTAAGTAAGGCTCAAGCAATAGAGGCACTAAACTCGTTTGATAATGATCTCGAAAAACAAAGGTTATATAAACTTGATGATCCGAAAACAGTCGCTTGGCGTAGACAGTTATATAAAATTGCCTACGATTGATTTTTATGTGGTAAAATCTAGTTTTAGTTTAATTTAATTGAGGAATATTATGCCTGATAACATTGAAAACAGTTTTGTACAGGATTACCAAAACAAAGTCTACATGGCTTTGAAAGAAACAGGTGGTAAGTTTGAACATACAGTATCACACGAAAGCCTTGTTGGTGAAGGATCTGCTTTATTGGAAGTTATTGGGGATACCGAGGCTTGGCAAAAAACTGAGCGTCATTCAGCTACACCAAAACCGTACGACATAAAACATGACAAGCGCTGGGTTTACTCTGAGTTTTGGCGTACAGTGGCTTTAATTGATACTTATGATCAACTTAAAATGATCATTGAGGTCAAGAACAAATATGCAGGTCTACAGGCTAACGCATTGGCTGTCAAGATTGATAAATCCATTGTTGATGCTTTGGTGGGAACTGCTTTCACTGGTAAAAAAGGTCAAACTCGTACTGAGCTTCCTGACACTCAAAAACTATACCAAGTGCCAACTGTAGGTCTTAACACTGTTAAGATGCGTAGAGCGCGTATTTTGTTTAAAAAGAACAATGTTGATTTAGCTAAGCATAAACTTCGTATCATAGTAGACCCTCAGCAGTTAGATGATATGTTGGCTGAAAATCCAGTTGGTTCAACAGACTACAACTCTGTCAAAGCATTGATTGACGGCACAATCACTAAATGGATGGGTTATGAATTTCTTGAGTATAACCGTCTACCTTTTGAACCACAGGATGATACAGGTGCTGGTGTTCGCACATGTATTGCTTATGTTGATGGAGCAGTTGTATTGGCTAAGTGGGACTCTGTTACTACTAGAATGACTGAACGTGATGATCATGACTTTGATTGGCAGCTTTATACTAGTGCGTGTTGGGGTGCAACTCGTATTGACGAAAAGTTGGTCATAACTATTGGTTGTGTGGAAACGGGTATTGATGAATTAGAAGCACAAGGATAGGAGGAATATCATGTTAAAAGCAATAAAAGTAGCAATACGCACAGATGGTGGTTTAGATGGTGGCTATGTTGATGCAGATGCAACTGGTGATGTAAAAATATCGATTGATAGTTTTGATTTGAAAGTAATTGCCGATGGTGATGATGGTGCTGATAATACCGAATTAGCGGCTAACGGTATTATTGTTGCATCACTCTTACCTCAAGTACACATTATTGGTATTGAGGTTATGAGTGATTTCTCATTATCAAGCACTGCTCGAATAGGTACTAAAAATCAAAATGATTGTTTTCTTAATGGTGATTTAAAAACTACCCCAATGAAAGTTAATGTGAGTACAAAATCACTTGGGGAATTGGCGGCACATTCCACTAGTGGATTCAATAAAGGCATTAACACAGATGGGTTAGTGGATATTATATTGAAAGTGGCTGATCAGACCGATAGAGTCGGTACTGTAGTTGTACATATCTACTACATCTAATGACTTCGGGCGTTGATATTTGCAATATGGCGCTCCAAATACTTGGAACAAGGAAAATATCGTCCTTTGATGATGAGACAGTAGAGGCACGTTTGTGTAAAACTCAGTATCCTCTTTCAAGGATGTCTCTTTTACGTGAACACCCTTGGAACTTTGCAATAAAAAGGGTAGATTTAGCACCTTTGTCTGATAAACCAGTTTTTGGCTGGACACATCAATTTGAAAAGCCTGGTGATTTTATTAGATTACTTGAGGTTATGGATCAAACAGTTGGTGATTATATTTTTGAAGGAAATAAAATATTAGCCAACACAAACATACTCAATATCAGGTATGTCTCAAACGTTACTGAAGCATTTTTTTTCGATACTGAATTTATAAGTGTTTTAGCCTATCATTTGGCTGTAGAGTTGTTTGAGGCTTTGGATGGGACAGTATCTAAAAAAGAAAGTTATCAGCGAGCCTTTGATAATTTGTTATCAAAGGCAAAATTGACAGATGGTAGAGAAAATCCCGTTATTCAAATTCATGAGTCAAGTTGGCTAGCAGCTAGAAGGATGTAAAATGCCATCACCAAATGCCATACCAACAACTGATAGAACCACAGTATTAAGGTCATCTTTTAACGGTGGGTTAATTTCACCGTTGATGCTTGGTCGTGCAGATTTCGCTAAATATAAAGACTCTTGCACAGAACTTAAAAACTTTATCCCTTGGGTTACTGGTGCAGTAAAAAAACGTGCAGGTAGTATATATGTACGCAGTTGTAAATACGTGGGTAGTGAAACCCGTTTAATTTCTTTCAGATATAGTGACAAAACGAATTATATAATCGAGTTTGGACACAAGTATTTTCGTTTTTACGCAAATGGTGAATCTGTATTTATTTACGACGCGGTGAGTGGGAGGAATATCTCTTATGAGATAACACATTCTTTTGATGCACGTCACGTTTTTGAGTTTGCTATATCTCAGGTTGGTGATAATGTATTTTTTGTGAATACTAGGTATCCACCTCACAAGTTGGTACGTATAGCAGGCAACAATTGGAGTTTTGCTTCAATTCCAATCTCGGGACTTAATCCTGACTTACCTGGTAATCCTGGTAAGCTTAATTGGGGTAACCCGGGAGCAATTTGTTTTTTTGAAAACAGACTATGGCTTGCAGGAAGTAATCTCAATCCTCGAGGGTTGGCTGCAAGTAAAACAGGGGATTATTTCAATTTTAATATTACTGGTGAAGTTAAAGATGATTCATCATTAAGATTTACTATCAACTCATCAAACAATCACCAAATAAAGTGGTTGCATTCAGGTAGAGACATGATCATTGGAACTAGTGGTGATGAGTACATAATGACAGGGGGTACGACAGGTATAACGCCAACCAACGTATCAGTTAGAACATACACCTCATACGGATCTACCGTCGTCGCACCTATTCAGATTGATGATAGATTATCGTTTGTCCAAACAGGTGGAACGGTAGTGCGTGAGTTTAGCTATGCGTATGATTCTGATGCATATCGCGCATCTGATGCTACAGTATTGACTGAACACATTACTCACAGTGGCATTAAAGAGATGGCATACCAACAACAACCCAACAAGACATTATGGCTATTACTGAATGATGGACGTATGGCAGGAATGGTACGCAATGAGGATCACAAGATACAGGCATGGTTTGAGGTTGAAACTTCTGACCCTAAACTAACTTATCCACCACTTAGAGCTCAAGGAGAAGATGAAACTGATGCAGAATATAGCCAATATGTTAAGGACTATAATTATTATTCCACGTTTGGTTTTGGATATAAAAGCATTGCTGTGATTCCAGATTGGAACGACAGCAGAGAGGATATTGTATGGAATGTGGTTACACGCATGGTCGGCAATAGAATTGTACAAGCAATAGAATACACACCTTCTTACGGTTATGACAAACATGCTGTATTTACTGACAGTAGTGCTAAATATGATGGTGAACCAACAAGTGCTATTAAAGGGATGAACCACCTAGAAGGTGAAATGGTAGCAATTTACGCTGATGGCAATGTTGTTCCCAATCAAAAGGTTATTGATGGTAGGCTGCATTTCGGCAAAGACAAATACAGCACCATAATTATGGGTTTACCGTATGAAAGTATTCTCACCACAACACCTTTAGAATTTGGTGAAATTACCAGTATTGTGCAAGGCTCTAAATCCAAAATTATAAGTTGTATATTTAGGCTAGATCGTACAGCGTATGAAATAAGTTACTCATGGGATAACAACGGTATACACCTTTGGAATACTGAGGTATTTAAGGTTGTGGGTGATACAGTGTTGGGACAGAGTGATAAGTTATTTACTGGTGATACTGATAATTTACGCTTATCTGGTTCATCACAAACAAGTCTGCAAATGTCAGTTAGACACAACAAGCCTGCACCTTTTACACTGTTGGCAATGATGATAACAGTACAGGTAACATCAATATGAGTGCAGCATTATTATCAGCTGGTTTATCCCTTCTTGGTGGAATAATGAACAAGCAGGGATACGATGCACAGGCAGAACGAGAACGTCAGGCAGGTATTGCCAACATTGCACGCATTAGACGTGAAGCTAGTAGTGCAGAAGGGACAATGATGGTTGCTTTTGGTAAATCAGGTGTTACCATGGAAGGTTCACCCATGGACGCTATCGGGCAAAATGCGTATAATGCTGCAATGGATGAGTATGTTTCTAACTTTAATACTCAAAGCAGTGTGGCAGCATCTAAACAAAAAGGTAGGTCAGCATTGGTGGCTGGAGTGGCTGGTGCTGCTTCGGCTTTTTCTAGTGCTAGTGCTGGTGCTAGTACAGGATAGGGTCAAATATGCAATTATATAAACAAACAGAACGGGTTCAGGTTCAACCATACGACCCATCGGGTGTAAATATCCTTGTAAATGCTGGTCAAAAATACATTGGTGAAATGCAAAGACGTGATCTTGAGCAAAGAAATAGTGTTGCCACTATTGAAATGTTAGGCATTGAAACCAATATCGTTAATAAATTGGTTGACGTTGAAAAACAATTAGATGATACCGGGCATATTGATGGTATTAATTTACCTAATATTGCCGAACAAATTAGAATGGACGAATATGAGGGGTTTACTCCTCCACCTGAGCTTAAACATAAGTATGTTAAGAAACAAGCAGAATATCAAGCTGCTCAATCAATAAGAATGTATGCCTCTTATGGTGCTATCAAAGAGAAAAAAATAAAAGCAGACTTCAAAAGAACGTATGGGGATATTGCAATTCTTGCAACTAGAGAAGCAGCGGACGAAAACATAGAAAAAATTACTACTCTAGTTAGTGGCATGAGTATATCACAAACACAATATAACACATTGCTCTCGTCTAGTATTGAAGGTCATAACAATCAAATGTATCGCAACGAGTTAAATAACCCTGAAAACAATCTTGAGAAAATAGAATCATATTACAAAGAATTTAAAAATAATAGATATGGTGTAGGTTTAGAAAACCATAAAACTATTGACAGATTATTCATTGGTCAAATAAAATCAAAGAAAGCGGGCAATCGTGCTTTTGCCAAGGCACAAAAACGACAACAGATTGATCAAACAATTACACGGTTTAACGGTTGTCGTAATATTGACAGTGCAAGTGCTGGATGCAATTTCACATCATTTGTGAATAATCCTGATTATCCTCGTGAACAGCAAGAGGAGTTTGAAGACTTTGAAAATATCCAAAAACCACTCAGACCTTTGTTGATAAATATGGCTGCTGGTTATAGCACTGATATAGACAAGGTTATGACTAAAATGCAAGCAATCGTGGCTGATGAAACAGTGCCTATCCTTGGTAAAAATGGCAGAAATAATGCCAAAAAGACACTGACATACATGGACAAGCAAAGATCACAATTTGAGGCAAAAATTAGACAACCTGATGGTATTTACTTTGTGATTGCTCAACTCAATAAAGGTGATAACACTGACATCATGGGTGGTGTTGAACATTTATCCAAGGAGTGGATGGCAAAGGCTAATAGTATAATGGCTAGAATAGGTGTGCCAGAACAAGAACGTATGTTGTTGCCACGTGAAACAAGGGAGCAATTAGCCGTTGATCCTTTTAATGCTATCACTGCTGTTTTAGATACTGCTGAACAAGAGAATTGGAATGATGTTAGTAGACGGGTTGCAATTAAGGAAATAAACAAAATAACTGGTTTACCTAAAGGCATGTCTATTTTGTTGACGCAAGACAGCACTAAGGGGACTAGAGCCTTAAAGAATTATAAAAGTAATAAAGAGTTATATGGTAAAGGTGATAACACTGAAATAAAAATTACAGAACATTGGTTTACAGATTCAACACGTAAAAAGTTACGCCTTTCTGGAATGCCTGTTGAAAGTATTAACAAATTTGATAGTGCAATAGAAATACAAGCGTTGTCTACTTGGGCGTTGACTGGTGGCGATATGGATAATATTTTAAAGGAAACATCTCAAGAAATTATCAATAAAGAATTTACGTTTGGTGGCGATGATATAAACGGTGGATATTTGAGATTTGATCGTTCCAAAGTAACACAAGATTTGGCTGATGATTATGTGAATGCGGTTGATTATATAATCAATGAGCCTGTCATATTAGATAAGATTATCCTTTGGGACGGAATACTAGGACCTTATGACAGAGAGGAAGTGTACGATTTGATTGCAGATGCCACAATAATATCAACCGATAACGATACATCTTTCGGCATTCTAAGTGGCAACTTCACCATTCCCTTTACTGAGCAAATGACTTACGAAAAAATCAAGGGGATTTATGATGATTACATTAAATACAAACAATTAAATACACCAAAACTTAACTTATAATGTCTTACGATTATGAAGGTGATGACTTTCTCGCTAATGTACCTATACTAACTGCTGGTGATATAAAGTTAGACTGGGCTGATACAGGTAAGTTTTTTACACCAATACAAGATTCAGAGAGAACATTAGATGCGGTTACCTCATGGCTTCCTACAGCCGAGGAAAACAAATTGGACGTTGAGACTGAAACTGAAATGCTTAAAGACACAGGCATTAAATCTGCAGGTACTAGAACCCTTAAAGAAGTAAAGAATATTTTACGTTGGCGTAAAAAAGACGAACAGCAAGCATTTGATTTGTCACGCACCACTGCCCCGGGTTTTGCAATGACAGCACAATTCGCATCATCAGTTTTTAATCCTGTTGAAGTGGCTGTCGGTACAGCAGCTGCGTTTGTACCAGGGTTAGGTCCAGCATACCTTGCGGCAAGGGTTGCATCAAAAGGTACAAAACTTGCGCGCATAGTACAGGCAAGTAAAATTAGTGCCGCTCAAAACACAGCGATTGGTATAGGTTTTGAACCATTGAACTACGCTGTAGAAACACATTATGGACATGACTATGGGTTAACAGACTCTTTGATTAATGTGGCTGCCAACACAGTATTCGGCGGTCTTTTTGGTAGTGGTGTTCAAAAGTTTACTGATCGCAAAGGTTTTGGTAGAACTCATGAACAACGCATTTGGGATGAGTTGCCACAGAAAAGCAAAGCTGAAATTACAGATGCTGTCAAAGTTGCTATGGATAATAATGTACCGCTTGACAGTGTTGATATTATCAAGATTGCACGTACTGATAGATTTTTCAGATACGCCTCGAAAGAGGGTGAAGGTGAGGGTGGATTTTATGATAAGGTGCGTACACAATTCTTAGAAAAAGTGTTTGGGGATGATGATGATATGCAATTGCAATATGATATGATGAAATTGCAAGAAATGACCAAGGGTAAAAAGTCTGTATTTCAATTAAAATATAAACAAATACCCAAATCAACAGGCGACAGACGACAAACCAATAAAGTATTTCAACGAGGGATACGTAAAGAAACTAAACAATTTGCCAAAGTTGTAGATTTAAACGAGAAATACAAGGCAATGGCTGATGAAAACAAACACTCTAAAGAAAGTAAAGAGATTAAAGCAACGCTCACCAATGAATTAGACAAATTAAGCGAAAGGAGTCAATGGTTATTTTCGGTAATGCAGGTTGATAAACCTACAAACCGTAGACACAGGAAAATATTAGATGAGGTTATGAAAACTGAACATGGTAAGGATAGCACTGCAATGCTCTCTGACTTGAAAACAATGATGAGTAAAGACCCATTACAAGCCGACCCTAAACATGAGACTCCAGAGACTCCAGTAGAAACTTTTGACACAACACCTGAAAACTATGAAAAACTGTTAGAGGAGGCTAAACCTGAACCTAAACCTGATATTAAGGCTAAACCTGATATTAAGGCTAAACCTGAACCTAAACCTGATGTTGCAGTTGAGTTGCGTAACAAGAAATTGGCTGATGAAATAGAGGAAATAGATGTAGAATATGCTTGGCTTGATAATTATGATAGGATTAAATGCGGCGAATGGCTAAAAACACTTACATAACTTGTTTCAAAAAGTCTCTTGATAAGCTTGAGGGTATACCTGAGGTAAGAAAAGCAAAGATTGCTGATAAAATGGTGCAACTTGAAAATGCAGGCAAAGTACACACCATCGCTGATGCACTTGATGAGTTGAAAAAAGATGCCAAACATAGAAAGTTTATCGCTGTCAAAGAAGCAAGAATTGATATTAAGTTTATCAAGGAAGTTAGAGCCTTAACTGATGGTATGAACGATAAGGAATTTGCTGGTTTCATGGTTGATAGACTTGTTGGTACAGCAAAGCACGGTGAAGGCTTTGGGTTGAGTGTTGATGCTGTCCAAAATGCTACTGAAAAACAGTACATGCGCATGGTAGAAGGAAAGTTGTATCGTGTTATGCAGGAAAACCTTGATAATGAGTATGGTGTTACCAACCACAGAGAACTTATGGCTTTGTTTGAAAACAACAATACTGCATTAGGGTTGCAATTTCAACAACGCTCATTGGACGAAGTAGTAAGGCTTGACGTTTATCACACAAAGCCCACAAAAAGCCAATATGACGATAAATTCACAACTGAGGTTGCTAAGGTATTGCTTGAAGTTAAAACTCACGCTATGGCTAAAAATGAGAGTGTAGGTATCACCATTGATAAATTGGATCATCACGCATTCAAACAAACCTACGATAATGATGCACTTATCAAAAAAACCAACAAACACAGAAACAGACTCAAGACACTTAATCCGTTTGATAAGACTTGGGAGCAAAGTATTAAGTTAGCTAAGCGTGAGTTTGCACAAGAAAATTATGAACATGTTGATTGGGATAAAGTAGAATTTAAGATGGAGCAAGTATTATCCAATGAGCAACGCTTAAACTTATTGGAAAACACTTTCGAAAAAACAATCAAAGGTGATAATAATCGATGGTTTGATAAGAACTTGAATACCAGAACAGGGGATAGATCTAAACGTGTGATCATCTATAAAAATGATCACAGATATGCAGTGCATTCCACAGTTGGTACAGGCAACGTTTATGCCTCAATGTCCAGTGATTTAATCAGAATGTCACACCAGTACGCAGCTACGTCAAAAATGGGCGTCAATGTTGAGGATAATCTGGGTTCAATCATTAAAGGGCGAAACTTAACCAATGCTCAAGAGAGAAACATAAACAACGCTATGAGTCAAGTTAGTGGTAAAGCACGTGAAACAGGTAATGTGAGGGCTGCGAGAATTAACAGTGCATTAAGAACTTATGCCTCATCTGCCATCGCTGGAGGGTTTACTAAATATGCTGTGGTGCTTGATCCTATTTTGTCAAGAAAAGAACTCCGAAATCATGGTATGAACACAGGTAAGATCACCTCACAATTTAAAGCAATCAACAAAATATTTGGTGATAAAGATGAGCTTAGGGCGTTCATGCAAACAATGGACTTGACTTACAAAACCCACATAGGGCAAATAATAAACCGCCATAACATGTCACTTGATACTGATACTCACAACATTACTCGAGCCATTAGAGGTAAAACACACTATTACACTGGTTTGCACGGGGCAACCGAGACTGGTGATATTATGGCTGCATTAAGTCTGTCCTCCTGGTATGGCAGTATGAAAAATAAAACATTCGAAAAACTACCAAAGAAAATGCAAGATAAGTTGACTAACTTTGATATTGACAAAAAAGACTGGAGTCTGTTGCGTAAATATGCCATTGATGACGGTCGTATGACTATTCAAGGTGTAACCAATATCCCTGAAGGTAAAATGTCTGATATTGATGGGCTTTCTATGAAAATGGCAATGTTATTTCACACTGCCATTGATACAGCCGTTTTGAAACCCAGTAGCCGAACAGCAATGAGTAGTGGTAGTTTTTTTGGTTTAACTGAAATTGGCAAAACAGGTACGTTTGGTCGTGAGTTAAGTAATATGTTCTTTGCCCTCAAAGCACACCCTGTGGCATTCGGACAAAAGCACCTGATGCACATGGTTCACAACATGACACCCATAGAGCAAGCACAATACGTGGCTAGTATGTTGGCATCATTGACAGCAGGAGGCTACACACTTGTTTTAATTTCAGAGGCATATGATGTGTGGTCTGGCAAACTAAAAGAGTTTTCATCACTTAATAACTGGGATACTTTGTATAAGTCGCTTGTGTATGGTGGTGCTACTGCACTTGCTCCCGATATAGTTGATATTCTTAGGTATAATAAGGCATCTAACATATTCGGTGTTGTTCCAAGTAAAATATATTCATTGGGTGAATCGGCTGCTAAATCAGTTGCTAAAACCTACAAAAGAGGTGAGCTGTCTGTAGGTGATATTGCAAGTGAAGTTATTGAACAAACACCTTTCGACCTCCCTGGACGAGATATAATTGTGGACAAGTTCAACAATGAGTTGATGAAAATACTGGATAGGGAAACATGGGATAAAAATCAAAGCAAAGAAAGAGAGCGTTTTAGAAAGAAAAACCGAGAGATGCGTAAAAGAATTATAGAATAGAGGTGAACAATGAGTTTAGAAACAACACAACATAAAATAAGTCATGTAGGCAATGGTGTTGCAACTACATTTCCTTTTATAGTTAGTTTTTATGATGACAATGATATTGAAGTCTATCTTGATTTAGTTAAAGTAATTTCATTCTACTACACCTTGAATAAAAATCCAGAGAATATATCCGAATTAGAAAGTATTACTTTCAAGACAGCACCTGCTGATGGTGTTCATGTAGACTTCATTAGAAAAACACCACTCAAACAATCAGCGGAATTTATAGATGGTGGCAAATTGAGAGCTGCTACTCTTGAACGTTCATTTGATCACATTGTGATGATGATTCAAGAGTTAGGGGACGCTATCAAAAAAACTGCCAGACTTAATGTTTTTGGCAATGATGATACATCAATGGTTATCAACGAGTCTGTTGCTGAACGACAAGGAAAAATATTTTCATTTAACCCTCAGGGTAATTTAGCACTGGTTGACAATAGTGGTTTGAAAGGTGATAAAGGTGATCAGGGTGTGCAAGGTCCATCAGGTGGCGCACCGGGTATCGATGCTGTAATTACGTATGACATGGACAAAACTTACCAGACAGATGATGTCTGTAGTTGGGATGGTAAATTGTATATTTCCATTGTTAGTAATAATAGTGGAAATGACATAAGTGATACATCAAAATGGTTTTATTTAAGTTCAATAGGAATTGACCAACAGTGGTTTGATTTTACAGGTATGAGTACAAGGAGGGACAATGAGGAGTATTTGAATGATACAAACCGACCTATCTTTGTATCCATATTTGGACACAACGGTTATGAAAATGCAACCACACTAAATTGTCATTTTAAAATAGATGACAGAATTGCAGGTGGTCTCATCTTTGGGCATAATGGGATTGAATCAGGTGTGTCTGCTATAGTCGGAGCGGGTCAAATTTACAAACTTGACCCTCTAATTTTAGATGGAACAATACGTAGTTGGTTGGAGTTAAGATAATGATTTATGGTATATCAGAAATAACCGGTGGGATTCATGCTTTTGATGAGATGAGCGGATTCAATAAACGGCAAAAGCAATTACAATTAAGAGAAATTACACTTGAGGAAAGGAATGCATTTCATAATCCGCCTTTGACTCAAGACCAAATAAATGTAGCATATATAGATACAGCGTTTAAAACTGTATGGAATTTACATGAGGCTGAGTATAGAGATAGGAAATATTTCCACGGTTTTGGTTTTGGTCATCCAGTTAGCATAAGTAGTAAATTCGCTACTCCGATATTTAATGCCTCTACATATCTACTAGCGAATGAAGATGTGTTAAAGTTAAATAGATGGAGGGAAGCCTGTTGGATAATGTTTACAACATGGGTGGCTGAGGTTGGTGCTGGAACAATGAGTTATGAGTCTCTAGCATCATTAGAGCGTATTACCGATAGCTTACCAAAAGTTGAGGATTTTGACAGCAAGCCTGAACCTAGAGAGATTTTACTCTGGGAAGGTGAAACTGCCCCTAATGGAACAATAACACCTTTCGTAGGTACAATAGAAATACCAGTAAACAAACAATACGATTACCTTCAGTATGCTTTTTATGGTGGAACAGAAGGTAACGCTCCTATATTCAGCAAGCGTAGTTTACAATATGCGTCTGTCATGCCTGATGACAATATCGTAGCATATTTTGGTAATAATGTACAAGGTCATTCTAAAATAGATAATATGGTGTGGAATGGTGAAAAGTTGACATCTTTTGAACCATCACACACAGGCGTTAAACGGGTTTTTGGGTACAAATAAACTTAAGTATTATCTAGCCTGCTAGCCTGCTAGCCTGCTAGCCTGCTAGCCTGATGTATTAAATATTCCTTGTCATACTCTTGTATATGTCCATCCTGTGCCATTTTTAATACGTATCTTTCAGGATATAAATCAGTTTCTTTTTTTACTTTGATAATTGTTCCTTTAACAATCGCTCCACCATCATTCAAAAATGCCTTTGCGAATGTTTAATAAACATTTGTCTTGCTCTACTTTTATTCGCTCTGATACGGCTCATTCTTACGTACTTTTCTCGTTGTCTTTGTTCCCATTTTTCGTGTATTAAAAAAATGATTGAGACAAAGAGTCCTGAAAGACACCATATAAGTAAATAGAGAATATTTGGGTTAGCATACGCTATATATTTTATTTCAATCATTGTGTCATCCTTTTGGTATTTTCCCTATAATATTATCTATACCATCCATATAGTCATAAGTATCATAAGTATCATCAGTATCATCAGGGTCAAGTGGGTCATCTAGGAAATTGAAAACAAATTTCCAACCCTTTTTTATTTCCTCTTTAGTACCTATTTTCATCTCAATATTCCCATGCCAATACTCTACACATAACACAGCATCTGCCATGTGTAGACTTCCAGTCAAACGAGGGAATACTTTATCCATATTAGTATATTCACAACACCATCGCCTTTTCAATCCAACTGTATATAAGCCTTCAGGTATGATAACCCCACCCAACACTGCCTCAACAGGTGAATTGAATGTTACTTGTAATCTAATCATTATTTATGCCTTTTTATAATCCTCACAAACAAAATCAACTGAAACACCGTAAAAATCTATTAAACAATGTAAGCTACCTGGTCTACCACGTACACCTTTCCAGCTACCTTTTTTACATTTAAAACAACTACTTGTAAAACAACTACCTGTTTCTTTTTCAAGTTTAATTCTTTTTTGTTTATTCATCATTTATCCTTTTTAAGTATTATCTAGCCCAACGTATTAAATATGGCTTGCTATGGTGTTGTATATGTCCATCCTGTGCCATTTTTAATACGTATCTTTCAGGATATAAATCAGTTTCTTTTTTTACTTTGATAATTGTTCCTTTAACAATCGCTCCACCATCATTCAAAAACCAACTTAGCTGCAATTTCCAAACGTTCCTCTATTCTTAGTGTTGCTTGTTTCTTAATAGATGCTATTTGTTTGGCAGTATTGTCATTGTACTGTTTAATCCACTTTTGCTTTATGCGTCTGGTTTCTTTCATATCCTCAACAATTGCAAACCAACCTCTTTTTAGGCGATCATCCAAATCACTGAAACAACATAGCAGACAAGCATGCCTACTTCTATACAAATCATATAATCTAGTGGCTTCTAGGGTTAAATCAGAATAAAGTGGGGCGTTTTTAAGTGCTTGTCTTGCAACAAGATGCCATGCGTTTTTTATGTCTGAAGTAAGGCCTTCAAAAAACTCAGGTTTTACACCATGTATATCTTTTTTGAAAATCTCATACATTCTACATGCGTTGTTTTTTTCAGCATTTATTACTGCTTTACTCTTTCTACATGCGTTGTTTTTTTCAGCATTTATTACTTTAATCTTTCTTCTTTGCCTAATATCCTCAAGTAGGTAGACAACTTCCCACCATGCTAATTTTACTTTATCAGTTTTTTCGTTAAATTCCGAAGGTATCCTAGTTGCCATTTCATGAAAGGTATTGTGTAACAAGATACCTTCCATTGTATCATTGCCACTGACATCACCATTAAGAAACCGTTTAGCAATAGCCATCCATCCATTTTGTACTTTTGCTTCGGCGTTATTGAACGAGTGAGATACTTTAGGATACAATTTCTCGTTGTATCCTAAATATGCTAATATTGCAATGTCTCGTTGTTCTGACGTTGATACCATATTTTGGTTCTGTGTAACACTACCACAATTTAAACATTCATTCATTATATTACCCTCTTTTGCGCTTTAATTTAAAATAGGCTTAAAGCATTACCCTTTATTTATAATGTCCTTGTTGTATTCCATAATCATGTATTGATTGTTTGAGGTTGATTTGAACCTTGTCCTTGTTTTCCAAAGTGTCAGACTGTAAAAAGTCCATAGTCCCTTCAGTTAATATTCTGTGGCACATCACTGGTTTTGTTTGACCCTGCCTACGTAACCTAGCATTCAATTGTAGGTATAAATCTAACGACCAATTAAGCCCAAACCACACAATAATATTACCTGCCTCTTGTAATCCATCAATACCATGAGCCATACTGGCTGGGTGTCCTATCATTAATTGACAATTCCCTAATTTCCACCTATCTAAAGCTAACGATATTTCATTGTCTTTGCAATCAGTCAAGTTAATAGGGTTTAACTTGTGAAAGTATTTTAAAATTCTCTCAGCATCGCTACGATAAGCATAAGCAACAAGAATGGGTAAACCATTGGCTTCCTCTATAATGTCCTCAAGAGCCTCTAATTTACCATCATGAATATGCTCCCAATCAGGTATTCCCGGTTCAGGATACACTGCACCATTAGAAAACTGAAAACACTTATTCATCATAGCAAGCGTGGTGGATATTTCTATCACCTTGTCCAAAGATGCAACTTCAAGAAAAAACTTTTTCTCTAATGTCTTGTAGTTTTTCATGAGATCAGCACTCAACCTAATAATAACATCATTTTCGATTAAGTCAGGTAATGGGTTATAATCATCTGTACTCATTTCCAACGTAATATCAGAAATAAACCTTTTGATATTTTGTTCTGAGTCTGGATACAACTCACTCTTATATCTCGCTGTAGTTTTTAAAAAACTACTATCAAACTGTGTTTTGGTTCTACCCAGGCGTTTCCCACCATCAAGCACCAAAAATTGCCCATGTAAGTCTTTATAACCGTTGCCCACAGGTGTTCCAGTCAACCCAGTCGACCATTTCATGTATGGTTGGATTTTCAGAAATGCTTTAACTCGGTTGGTGGTACTGTTTTTCATTTTTGATATTTCATCAAAAACTACACCCTCAAAGCATGACGGATGCCCTCGGTCAATGTAATATGTTTTCAATGTCTCAGACAGCCATCCCAAGTTGTCGTAGCTGATTAAATGTATCTTGGCTGGTGCAATCAATGCTCTTATTCGTTGATCAGGGTTGCCTACCATCTTGCTGAAAGTTAAACTTTGCAAGTGTTCCCACTTCAACGCTTCCTGATGCCATACTGTCTGTATCACCCTTTTTGGTGCTATAATCAGCACCGATTTTGTGAAATAACCAACATTGATTAAATGGTTGATTGCAGTTAGTGTGATTGCGGTTTTACCTAAGCCCATACCAAGCCAAAGTGCTGACGTATCACGTTGACACTGAAAGGCTACTGCTGAGCGTTGGTATGGGAATAAATTTTGTTCAGTGTATTTATACATTAAATCTAATACCACCCTGGCAATTTATCAGCACCAGCATGAGTGTATCCTTCAAGTTGAGGTCTATAATCTACCATCTGATCAAGTATGCTTTTACCTGCATCTATGTTGTCAACAATGTAAGTGTGAATGCCATTCTTTTTGATATTGACATGCTCTAATAATTGATTTTTTGTTGGTTTTTTACCAAGTCGTTTAAATTCCATGAAAAAAACTTGACCATAGAGATTGATAAGCAGTGCATCAGGCACACTACGCCTACCCTCACTATTAAACTTGCGTACGTAAAACCCTTTAGACTTGGCATACGCTTTAACTGTTCTCTCAATGACTTTTTCTAATGGGTCATTTTTATTAGGGATAGAGACTACTTTTTTACCGTTGATGTGCATGGTTTACCTCTTTATTTTATTAACTCAAAATTATGCTTAACATAAGAACGGTTTATTGTCCAGCTACTTATTGCTTGTGGATCACACGCTTCACTATCTATGTGGTCTTTAAATTTCATAGTATTACCATACTTTGATGACCCTGCATACACCATTTTTTGACCAGATTCATTTAAAATAACATCTCCGTATTTTAAATTCTTTACTTGCTTGTTTGTCATCCTATATCCTCAAAGAAGCAAGTAAATAAATCCCCGTTAAAGATTCTTTCCATCGCCTCATCTAAATCTTGCAACCCCATTAACTCAAGGCGTACCTTTGATTCAACTGTCATTCCCTCACCACAATAATGACTTACGTCTTTATCCTCCATAGACAATATATCACCATTGAGCTTGTACCAGTTAACATCACTACACCAAATAATCTCTTTGGGATTTAATGGTTCACCACAATCACCATGACCTAAACCTATTCGTTTAATCACATCAAGCACCAATGAATAGTCAAATAGTGGGTCAAACTCACTACCTTTAGTTGAAATGTCATTGTCATCCACGGGGTTGCCTTTTTTGTCAAACATTCGGAACGATATGCTGACAAGCGAATGTTCACCTTTTTTGTCAAACTCTACATTGGGTAAATTGACACTGAGGAAAATTTTACCGTCCAAGAAATAGTCCCTTGTCTCGTTGTCGGATGTACGAGGTTGCGAGTCAATACGCCCCTTAACCGAGGCAGGTGTATAGTCTGATTCATGTAGTTTAAGTCCACCATCTATAAGATGCTCCAACTGCTCTTGAACTCGAGGTGTCATTCGTTTGATGTAGCTATCCACTTTTTTGGCATATTGCTTAGACTCAACCTTGGTCATTCTTTTCTTTTTATTACTCATCGTTATTTACTCCTTTAGTTATAAAACTTACATTTCCAACGTATTCAAATTCAAAATTGAATGTATCTATATCTTTTATACACCAACGTTTGGCGGACTTAGCATCTACATTATATTCACTTAACCAAATACCCAATCTTGATACCTGATTTATGTAAAACCGTTTATCATCTGTTGGTTGATTTTTCTTTTTATAAATTGCTAATATCATCATTTTTTATTCCTTTAATTGTATTAATTTCTCAACGGCTTGCACATAATAATCAAAATCAATCGCCATCGTAGCATCCGAATAATTATTACACACACACACATTGAACCCTTTTTGTACAGCAATATGCCTCTTACCCTCTTTGAGTGTTTTTACCTCTATACCACGTTCTAGTTGAGAAACTTGTTTGGGTGTTGGAGGCATTATTTTAGTGAGTGGTCTACCTTGCTTACTCACATAATATCTAGTAACGTTTTGCACAATATCAGTACCCCATAACAGATGCGAGCTACGTGGTATTTTAGTGTTCAGCATGAAGTCGTAATAGTTGGTATGAGCCATCAAAGTTGTTCTGACATCCTTATCATACAATAAGTATTCATTGGCGGCATAAGCAACTACTTTGGCTGATTGATTTTTATGCCACTCATCAGCACCATACTCATACTGGTAAGCACCTTTGACTTTAACACTACCATCAGTATACTCAGCGATATAGTTATTCACATCACGTACGAACATTCGAGAGTAATTGGCGTACTCCATTTTTAGGTTTGTCATTTTTTCCCACCAACCGACAACATCATGCACCCATTTTTGGTGAACTCTAGGGTATCTAATTGTCATACCATCGGTGTTTACTTGTATCATTTGTAATTGATCAAATTCCATCAATTGTTCAGCGAGCATGCAGAGCAAAAACTGCCCATTAAGTGTGATACGCACCATACACTTGGGGTCGTAAAAAGGGCTATATATTTGATTGGTATCACCGAATGTACCATTGAGCGCCAATTTATACATTTTATTTTCACCTGTTTTTTTGTCATATTTCAGGCGTGTTTTTTTTAATTTTTTATAAATTTCAACAAAAGTCTGACCCAGATGTTTTGGGTAAAAATTATTCTCAATAAGTATTGAAGGATAGTATGAGGTTACATCAATGTCCTCGATAATGTACTCATCATCTGCTTTAAAAATGCGCTTACGTTGTGAGCCATGAATACCACCCAAGCCGACCGTAAATTCAAAACCTTTATAGATTGCTTTTTTCTTAAGTGCATCTTTGGTTTGCAGAATTGTTTGTGTTTTGAAATGTTCCAAAACTTGCTGTAATGGTGGGTGTTTAAATTTGATAATAGGTAAGATACACTCACCCAGATTGATTGATGTACGTGGTGTCTGATGTACATCACGTTGACCACACATTCCCGGGTTCTTAAAGAAACATTGGACACCTGCTTTTTCTAATTCACGGATAAACAACTGATTGCCGATTTTCTTATCATTGTAATTAGTGTGATCCTCATTGGTTGTTTGAGTAAGATGTTTTCTCAGCTTAACAGCATCTTTTATTTTATGAAAAAAATTCTTAGTTGCCAACCAGTCATGTTTGTTGTATTCACCTAACAGTTGCATCTCATTATCAGTCAATATTGAACCAGGCTTATAAGGCAATTCTTGAACTCTTTCCATGTGCATTTTAATTTCTAATTCTTTAAGGGTAGTTCTTTTAGATTTATTGTCAAAATGCATTATCTTAAATAAATCTAACTGTTTGACAATTCTTTTACTTGCCCAAATAATATTCGTAAATCTATCATTCCATGGGGTATCTATTATTTTTTGTGCTGCCTCATATAAAACAAATGCTGTGGCATCAACACCTAACTTCATCAATAGATGCATAACTGGATAATCAAAACCCTCATTGTTATAGCCCACCATTACATCACCTCTAAGACGCATCGTTTGCATAAAATCTATAATAAGCAGTACGTGGTTTACCCTTGATGAGATTTCCCACACAACGCAATCCTCCGAGTCCACATCACCAATGGCTATGGTAAAGCAGTTAGGGTATGTCTCAATGTCGTAGGCTATATAACTCATTTTTTACTCATTAAATCTTTTTCCACTTATTGTAAAGTATTTACTCATTAAATCCTTTTCACTTAGTCTAAACTGAAAAGCATATCGTTTTAAATCCTGTTCTTGTGAACGTTGCATGCCTCTAGTCCATTTGTTGTGCAAGTACATTCTATTATCTGAAGTGAGACTGTATACAGCAATCCCATCGATTGCTGTCCTGCTATCGTCTGTAGTGGCTTTTAAATAAAAATCCCATAGACGTTTAAAGTCATCTAAACTCATCCCTCGTTGAGTATCTATAAAACCTGCATACAAGGAATTGCTAGGTGTAATTACAGCAACTATGTCATCCCAGTATTCTATAGTTGCTCCTTGCCCAATAAATGATCCTTGATAATCAAGTAAATTCGCACTCTTAATAAATTTTATTATTTCTTTGTTCATACCTAAAAACCCCCAATTAAGGGGGCTAGTTGTGAAATTGATAAGAACTTCAAAAAGGTATGTCATTCGGATCAATATTTACTGGTGGTGCTACTGGTGTTAGTGGTGTACCATATCCACCTGCTACTGGTGGTGCTGTACCTGCTACTGGTGTTAGTGCTACTGGTGGTGCTGTACCTGCTATTGGTGCTGCTTGTAACTGCATTGCTGGTGGTGCTGTACCTGCTACTGGTGTTAGTGCTACTGGTGGTGCTGTACCTGCTATTGGTGTTGCTGTACCTGCTACTGGTGCTGGTTGCAACTGCATTGCTGGTGCTACTGCTTGAGCGTTGGCAAACATAGGTGTTGCGTCAATTTCAACAACACCAAAAGGCTCACCATCACCTGCAAACTGAACTGCCACCAACTCACAGCGAATACCATTACCATCATGCACTTGTAAATAAGGTTGAATAACTACATTTACTTTGCACCCAGCATATATTTGTCGTGCCGCTTGTTCCCATGCTATCGGTTCAAGTATAGCCTTCTTTGAGATGTCAATAATTTGTGGACGATTGGGGTTTTTAGCACTAATATAATAGTTGTTAGCATAGCCAACATAGACTTCACCAGTTGTTTGCCTAACTTTACGATTGCCATCACCAAAACACACCTTGTTTGCTGTTTGTATGGTTGCAATCATGCTGGGACCGTTTGCTTTCCATTTTTCAGTAGCAAGAGTGTTGATAACTTCCCAAAACTTTACGAACCCAGGATGAGATGGAGGCATAATCATATCCATACTATACTTAGGCGTTTGAGTGGTATTAAATGCCGTTGGTTGAGCGATGTGTACAAATGAGGCTGTTACACCTTCTAATAAAATTTGTGTTGTCATAATAATTTACTCCTTTAGTTGTTTTAAATAGTACGTTTTACAATGGCTTTGTTCCATTGCTTTTATGCCCAGTCTGGTATAACAGCGTCCACTTTGGCATCTTTAAAATGTTCCTCAACACTCGCTCCGATTGCTTTCCTACTATCGTTTTTTAAAACAAGAGTGGGTTTACCTTTATGGATAGTCATTTTTTGCTCAAAAAGATCTTTTTGAGTTTTATTAAGACTGATCTTTTTACCATCACCTTCTGACCAACTCAACTTTAACGCTTGAGCAGGGGATATGAGCCGCTTGGTGTAAAGTGCATTAAATGGTATATTCTGCTCAGCAGCAGCAGATACAAGCTCAGTTTCTGTTAAATCCCATGACTTCGAACCGTTGCCTTGAACTAACTTCACCCCTTTTATCGTCTTATGTTGCGCGCGCTTGGTTAATTCCTCAGAGCAAGCAGATAACATTTCGTTAATCTGTTTTTTCGCTGTAAAGATTTCCACAAGCTGCTCATCAGATACATCAGTAGGATTTATATACTTCATAGATTGATCAACCACATTGACAGGGTTAAATCCTAACACGTCTAACGATTGTTCGTTGTTGATTGAACATTTACCTTGTGCAAGACAATGTTTACACCACGAGCCAGCCGTTAATGTAGGTGTTTCTTGTCTTGCTCGTAGAAGTGCCTCAGCGATGAATTGCCATCTCACATTCATCGTTGATATGTCAGTCATCATTGTTTTGATTGTGTCTTGACCTAACACAGCAATTCGAGGCTGAACAACAGTCATTTGAATGTATCGGGGATGATATTGTTCGTGAGTGAACTTGGCTATCACCCCAGCAACACATAATTCAAGTTGAGTGTTATCCACAACTTGAATTTCACCCATACCATACTTAAACTCAATGACCTCAAGATGAACATTTGATTTAATGTAAACATCACAACGTCCATCCATTTCACCACGAATACCACCTACCTTTGATGATGGATCTACAAAGTCCTCACAAACAGGTACTGCATTTATTTCATGTGAACGAAGTAATACATAATCAAAAGCGACACCAACTGCAGCAATCATGTCATCATTGGGCGACCATTCACCATATTGGTCTACATGTTTAATACCCAATAACACACGCTTTGGGTGAACGTTTGTTCTGATGGCATTTTCGAGTAGATAGTGAGCGCGTATGCCATCAATAGCATCTATTTTTTCAGAACTTTTTAAATCTTGATTTTCTGAAAAATTGACACTACCAGCACACTGCGTCCATATGTGACTTTTACTTGGAGAAAATTTTGCATGTATAGTCATCTTTATACTCCCACAACAACTTTATCAAATTCTAAAAAAGCCCCGTAAACTTCATGCAATTTAGAATCTGGAACATCACTGAGTTTTGAGTAACCCAGTGATATTAAAAATGCAGCAACATCTTTTTCGCCTTGGTTATGTATTGACAAGGCAAAATCAAGCACCATTTTTTGAGTGATTGTACCTGCTGCTATTGGTGCTGTACCTGCTGGTGTTGGTGCTGTACCTGCTATTGGTGCTGTACCTGCTATTGGTGCTGTACCTGCTGCTATTGGTGCTGTACCTGCTGGTGTCAGTGCTACTGGTGGTGCTGTACCTGCTACTGGTGGTGCTGTACCTGCTACTGATGCTGTACCTGTTACATCCAAAACAAAAACCCCGGCTGATTTTTTCATCTTATCAACATTAACTTTAATAGCATTATCACCATCATCATAAATGCCAGTGAAACTAACTTCCCTTGTGTTTTCGTTACCCATTTCAACATTTCTAAACTTAATACCATCAGCGTTATAACCAAAAACGATTATTTTTTTCTCATCCATCTTAGTTCTCCTTTGTGTTTTTAAATAGACGACCTAGTGGGTCGTCCTCTCTTGTAGGTGGTGTTATTGCACACCTATCTTGATAAAATGCAATAAGGATTTGTCGAATACCCTCACTGTGTTTTATGTTTAGATTGTCCAACTTTTCGTACAATTTTTCTTTGCCTCCGTCAGGTAAAATAATGTTTAAATTGTTGTTGTAATTTCGTGTCATGATAACTCCTTTCTGGTTAATTTGAACATAGTATACACTATAAGAGATAAATATATATGCTTAATTTGAACATAATATACACTATAAGAGATAAATATATATGCTTAATTTGAACATAATATACACTATAAGAGATAAATATATATGCTTAATTTGAACATAGTGTATACTATGTTCAAATTAAGCAGAAAGAATAAAACAGAAAGGATAAATAAAATTATGCAAATAATCGTACCAGTGTCAGGTGGTAAAGACAGTCAAGCCTGCTTAAAGTTGGCAGTAGACAAGTATGGTGCAGAAAATGTACAAGGTATGTTTTGTGATACATATAATGAACATCCTATGACTTATTCTCACATTGCACTTATGGAAATACTTTATGGGGTAGAAATTATTACAGTAATTGATCATAAGTTCCCGGGGCGAAATGTTTGGGAAAGAATAAGAAACAGAGGACAATTTCCCAGAGATAATACTAGATTTTGCACTCAACAATTAAAAATACAAGCAGCGTGCAGATACTATAAAGAACTGTTAACTACTGACCGTTATAAAGATGGTTATCAAGTGTGGTATGGAATGAGAGGTACTGACGAGAGTACACAACGAACGAATAAATATAGTAAATATATACCAATGGATATTGATGATCAACGAGAATTAATTGATGCCAATGATATGAACTCAACATTTCCCAAAAAATTAGCAAAACAAAATGTGTGGTTCGTACTTCCAGTAGTTGAGTGGACAACTCAAGATATTTTTCATTTTCTCGGAGATGATATTAATCCGCTCTACAACCATGGTTTCAAAAGAGTAGGTTGTTTTCCCTGTTTCGCCTGTGCCACACCAAAACAGTTGATAAAAGCATACTCTTTTGATGAATTTGGGGCTTCTCAGTTGAGAAAGGTTAAAGCAATGGAAATAGAATTAGGAGTTAAACATAAAAATTCAAATACTGAACAAGCTTGCTCATGGTGTGATATTTAACAAATGAGAATATCAATATCACAACATCAAGCGGACAATTTTGTCCCTAACTCAATCACTTTTGAACAGTTGAAAGAATTTGTAGTAGCGAAAGATTTTAATTATTGTACACACCTATTCAAAGACAATCATAGAATAGGTACTAACGTCATTGAGGGCTTTGACTTTATAATTTTAGATGTTGACAACACAGCTACCGTAAAACAAGCAGTAGAATATTTTAAAAATATTACTTACTTGCTCTATACCACTAAGAGTCATCAAATAATTTCAAAGAAAAACCCAAACGGCAACGATAGATTTAGAGTGATACTGCCTCTACCAACAACACTATTTTTGAATAGAGAGGCTTATAGTCATTTTATGAATGTGTTTATAGCAACGCTACCCTTTACGGTAGATATTGGTGCATGTACTGATATTGTGCGTTACTGGTACACCAACTCAAAAGGTATTCTGTACACCAACGAAGGAGGGTACATAAATACGGTTGAAATGTTGAAAACACAACCTATCACCAAACCAATGAAAAAACATGTTTTTGACTCAAATTATGACGAAATATGGAATGCACTAAGTCATATTGATGCTAACTGTGATAGAAAAGATTGGTTAGATATTGGGATGGCAATCCATCATGCTGATAGTATATTGGGTGAAAATCGTGGATATTTATTTTTCGATGAGTGGTCTAAACGTTCTGCTGAAAAGTACAATCAAACAGACACCAAAAAAACATACGACTCTATCACCTTTGATGAAAAAGGTATTACAACTGAAACGCTATTCATGGTTGCCCGAAATAATGGTTGGCAAAAAGATGTGTCTGCTATGTTTTCATCAATCAACACAGTAGGAAAACTGGTAAACCCTGAACACATAATGCAAGCGTTACGTCCAGCACCGCCTGATTTAAACTTACAATTATTACCGCCAATAGTACAAGCAATGAGTAACGAACTATCCTCAGACGTTGGTGCCGATCCACTAGCAACAGCATTGGCATGCTTAGCAGTTGCTAGTGGTGCGATTGATTCACGCATCATATTGGAGATCAGTTACAGGTTTAAAGTCAAACCAATACTTTGGTTAATGACTATCGGTGAACCGTCATCCAAAAAGACTCCAGCATCTGCACCCATTTTTGATATTCTTGACAAAATACAAGACGAGGATCACCAAAACTACAAGGCAAAAAAATTACTGTGGGAAGGCGAGGAAGCAAAATACAACAAACAGAAAGCAGATTTTCTGAAATACGCTGCTAACCCATTAAACTCAATACTAGAAAATGATAATTCAAACCAACCTCCCACCGACTTAAAACCATCGCCTAACCCACTGAGAATCACAGTACAAGACATTACGAGCCAAAAAATAATACCAATATGTGTAAATAACCCTAGAGGTGTGTTGTGCTATTTGGACGAAATGGCAGGGTGGTGTGCAAAGATACACAATATAAGAGGTACTGAGAATAGGTCAACGTGGACTGTCGGTTATGATGGAAAGAGATATGAGATGGACAGGGTAGGGACTGGCTCTACTTTGGCTAAAAACCTGGCAATCAGCATGTACGGTAATATTCAACCTCATGTGCTAAAAAAATACATTCAAGATTTAAGCGAGGACGGTATGTTGCAACGCTTTATCCCGGCTGTACTACGAGACAGTTTTGATAAAGTAGGGACACCCATTACAGAAGCAAAATCAATAAATCCTTATTGGGAACAGGCTGTTCGTAAATTATTTGCATTGGGTAAACACACCTACACACTAAGTCCAGAAGCCTATGATGAGTTTAGAAAATTTCAATATTGGAATGAGGATTTAAAAAAACACTTACGAAAACATAACGAGGAGGGGCGTATCTTTATGACTGCCGTTGGCAAAGTAGAAGGAACGGTAGGTAAACTGGCTCTTGTATTTCACCTGATGGAAACAGAAGGTATGACATCAATATCGCTTGATGTCATGCAAAGAGTGGTGGCATTTGTTAAAACGTACGTTATACCATCTTACCGATACACTTACAGTGAGATTGGAGGAGTGAAAGGGTTTGACTTTACTATTTGGATTACCAACTATGTAATAAAAAAATCTGAAAAAATTATTGATTTAACATTAAGTGGACTCAAACGAGCGGCAACACAGCAATTTGGACAAATGCAAATTACTGATAATTTCAAAAAAGATGTTATTATCCGCGATGAGATGATATTGCTGGAGTCGTATTATTGGGTTGTGCCTGTGGGTGATAAAAATACCAAGTGGCGAATAACAAAAGAATTAACCGAACACTTCCACACATACCGTAAAGAGGTAATTTCAGATAGGGAAAATTTATTAAAAATATTCGCTAGTCATAAGGTATAATCAAGCATTATGGAATCATATTCAATAGAACTGAACAACGAGTGGGTACAAGCATTAACTGATCAGGTAGGTGTTATTTTACCACCTACCAAAGCAACACATGAGAAGGAAGGCTATCAAGTTGCTATAGATAGTGTGCTTATGTGTGTTGGCACTCCTACTGATGAGAATGACGAAAATGTAGTACTCATGCCAAAAGAGGCTATATCTTTCGAAACACCTCATAACGTCTGGATTAAAGCTAAGCACGGCAAGCCTTGGTTAGGAGTTATAAAATGATTTCTGTAGGTAAAAAAAAAGGCTCTGGGTCAAGTCTATTAAATTTAGCATTTACCTCAGACAGCTATAAAATTATTGCTGAAGCTGGTGATTTTGCTGCCCATGAAGCATTAGGTTGGGAAAGAAATGATGATAGAGTAGATTTAGCTGAATATGGTGGAGTTCCAGTTATTGACTTTAACGGTGGTGGGGTTAATACTACTGATGGCTCTACTGGCTCTGAATCTCTCAAAAACATTAGTTTACGGATACCTTTGGTTTTAGAAGACTTTAACAATATGCATAGATATGGTGGTGTATATTCTGGCCATGTATCATTAGACAGCATTAATGGCTCATTAGGATTTTTTACTGGCTTTGGAACAAACATAGCTAATCAAATAACAGGTTTAGATGGAACTAAACCATTTAATAGTAATTCCAGAAGGATAGGTGCTTTCATTAGGCACAATGCTGATGGGCATGTATACAGTTTAGGCGGATTTAATACAGGCTCTGCTAATATTGTTATGAATGGTATTGATACTGTTGATGTAGTAAATTGGGCAGGTGATACAATTACTAACACGTTACCTGAAATTAAGAAAGGTGAATTCTTTACCTTTGAATTTCATATTAGAGATGGTTTTGATAAAACTATGTTCTTGTATATGAATGGGATACTAGTAAACAACCCAGTATTTACGTCTCACGCTTTAGACAATGAAGTTGCTATGCATGCAGGTTCCGCTAGTACTTACAGGCATTCTTACATTAAAGAATTTGGTGCTAACATAAATACAAATGAATCAAATCTAATACTCACTAAAAATCAACTTGAAGCAAGTAGTGGAGTAAATCTTTCAATTCCAAAAGGGACAAGAAGTTATTCAGTTGAATTGCCTAAAGGTATGCAACTACCTTCTGGGCATATATTTAATGTTAAATCCCAAACTATTGGTGAACTTACTTGGTCACCTTCTGATGGTGATGGAATATCCGCTACTATTGAAGGTTATTCATCTGGCAAAGCTGAACTTTATGGCTTGCAAGAATTAACTAAAACTAATATTCTCAAAGATGGTGCACAATACATAGGAAGCACTGTTGAGAAATGGATAGTTGACCCTATAACTGGTGAAATATCTTATGGTGATATAGTTATTAAAGATAGCAAGGTGGCATTGGGTGAAGCAGAGATTGAATACTCTAACATAACCCACTATGCTATTTATGGCTCAGGTCAAACTGGATTAGATGATTTAACAATATCTGGTACTTATGATGTACAGGATGAAAATACACTATTCCAAATAAAAATAGACAGCATTGATGGTTCTTTTGATACTTTTGAATGGAAGGACTATGCAGATGGTATATGGCATCCTGGTATTTTTATAACTGGAGCAGTACAACAGTTGCGAAATGGTATTACTATTACTTTCGCAAATGATACAGGGCATACTCTTGGTGATAGTTGGTACTTTGATGCTGGGCACGAAATACATATAAGCAGAACTATGCATGTAATGGGTGATATGCTTATCCATAGAAACTTAATCATAGCTGGTTTGATTCAAACATTTAGCCCTTTAAAAATCCAAGACGGCATAAAAATTTCATGCGATAAAACAACTGATAGAGGAATAATTAACACGACTTGCACAGCACTTGATTTAAAAATTGATGGTAAAACAGTGCTACCAATTGAAAAGGGTATGACATTTGCTAGCAATGAAATTGCAGAAATCAAGTATTTTGGATTAAGAACAAATAACTTCAGTGGATGGCGTTTATGTGATGGCTCGTTTATGTGATGGCTCTGCTGTAAGTGCAGATGACCAAGTTAAAATTGCAAATGCTGGACTTGCCTCTGTTTGGAATAATGTTTATGGTTTAAACACTTATCCTAATTTAGAAGGTAAAGTTATTGCTGGTGTATCCTCTAGCCACTCTATGGGCTCTATAACTGGTTCAGCCACTAAGATAATAACAGAGAGTAACCTACCCAGTCATAATCACCCATTTACAACAGGCAATAATAGTAGAGGACATACCCATGGTTCAGGCACTTACAAGACAGCAGAAGGTGCAACTACTAATGACTATGCAACATCAGCGCAAGCGCAAAGTCCAAATGTCCCAGCGGCAACTTCAGCGTGGGAGACAGATAATGGTTCGGATATAGGTGGTAGTGGTGATGATTATCCGAAACAAGATGGGGGCGGATTTGTTAGCTTAACTACTAGACACAACCATGATACACCATCAGTTGATGTAGCAGGAATATCAAGTACTAATAGTTTGACACATACTCACACTGGTACAACTGGCAATAAAGGCTCAGGTAATGCAATTAGCAATATGCAACCAACTGGATTTATGGGTAATTACTTTATATGGGTAGGTGTTTAAATATGATGAATGAGGGAACTGATGGATACTACTAAAATGGAGTACACTACTTTAAAGCAACAAGGTTTCGGCAATAGAATACATATCTTAGCTAAGGATTATGTATTTAATGGCTACACTCTATATAAAGGCCTAAGGACTGATGGAGGTTCTGTACCTAAAATCTTTATATTAGCTACATTTTTGATTTTAAAAGAAGTCTATCAATTCCATTGGCTAACTAATGTCATTATATTTGCCATAGCTATTGATGAGAGTAGTGGCTGGTTCAGAGAGGCATTCTTTGCTCATGACCAAAGATGGGATTTAAACAAGACTTGGTCAAGTTTTGCTTTAAGTAATTGTCATTTCTTCATGGACATGATTTACATAGTAAATAATTATAAAGATAAACCATTTATTAAAGCATTCTTTCACATACCATTAGGGTATTTATTAGCTATAGTTTACCCACTAGCTGTTATGACATTAGCAATACCAGTGTTTTATCTAAAACACATCAAGGACAGTTAAGATGATAGAGGGTCTAATTGGTGTTAATTGGGATGTAATTGTTATAGTAGGTGGTGTGTTGTTATTCATGTATAAAATGAATGCCAACATTGACATTTTAGTTAATGATTGCAAAATAACTAATAAAAAATGCAACAAAAAAGCAAAGCGCGATAGAAAGAATTTCATGCGTGAATTGAGAAAAATTAGAAAGGGGAGATAAAATAATGAATTACACTAATGATGAATGGCTTAAGGCTAAAAGGATGTATGAAACATACAAATCTCACAAACTTGAAGGTGATGCTTTAGGTATGATTGTAAGATTTGAACATAAGGAAAAAGATTACCAATTAGGTTGGGTTAAAGTAGCACAAATTAAATTTGATGGGGAGTTAAAATGAATGAGACAACTAAGAGAAGTGAAGCAATTTTAAAAGAAACAACGCAAGAACGTAATGAGTAAATGGCGAAAAACTAGAGATTATAGAGTGTGGCGAGTGGCTGTTATTCGCAAAGGTAAAATATGTGATATTTGCGGCTCAAGAAAGCACCGCCATGCTCATCATTTAGAATCAGGGGCTTACAATGTAAAATTAAGGTTCGTTGTAAAAAATGGGGTTGTCTTGTGTAAATATTGCCACATGAATTATCATAATAATTTTAACCGCTCATATAGAATTAAAACCACACGTTATAATTACAATAATTTTAAATCATTAGTTAAATATTTAAAGACGGTATTATAATGAGTAAAATATATTACAAAGATGAATATGCACCACTTTACGCTTTTGCATTTGTTATACTAACAACAATGTTTGCAATATTTACTTCTGGCTGTGTATCTCTACCTAGTGCTGATGGTATTTCAAAAGTAGTTAATGCAGGTGGTAAAGCAGCTGGAACTGTTTTGATTGCTAAATCTGCTAAGACTATTGCTGATACAAGAAAGATTAAAGCAAAGACAAATCAAGCATTTGTCAAAGCGACAGAGGATTTAATAGCCAAGCAACCACCAGAGGAGCAATCTGATTTAATTAAACAAAGTATTCAAGCTAAAGTAAGTTTGGCAGAAAATAGTTGGTTTAACGGCTTTATGGTAGGCTTTACTTTTGCTCTTGGATTGTTAGGTTTAGCAATAACTCTCAAATATCTACTAGACAAAGTTTTCCCTAAAACCATCAAAGAAACCAAGGAATATTAAATTAAGTGCCTATAGTTCAACTGGATAGAATAACGGGTTTCTACCCCGTGGGTTGTAGGTTCAAGTCCTACTAGGCACTCCAAAAAAGTTTATAATAATCACTAACAAATTAGTTTATAATAGTCACTAACAAATTAGAGAAGTCGGGTATCTCGTTTAAGCTTACCATAGGAAGGTTAAAAGACGTGGGTTCGAATCCCACATTTGTTACTAATTCTAAGATTATAATTCGCTGATGAGCTAAGCAATACTCACTATTATAATCTTTAAATAGTATGGGTGAAGGCTGTAGAATAACAACACCCACTTTTAATAACTAAATAGGAGTAAGAGATGGATATTTTTGCAATGTTTATAATGTTCGCAATGTTCGCAATGTTTGCAATGTTTGCCTTAGTGATTATGGGGTTTGCAGAGCCTTTATTAGTGATTATGGGGTTTGCAGAGCCTTTAAAGATGTTGTGGCGTAAAGCAAAGGCATGGTGTAGCCAATATGTTGGTGGTTTGACTCAGGCGTTTATCGCTTGGTTCAAAAAAGATGCAGCTGCATATAATACTGTTGCTTACAAAGTTAATACCTCACCAGTGGCAAATGGTATGCCCTGGTATCGCTACTGCCATTAACTATTACATGTTCCTTGCACGGGGGAGCGTAAACCCGTGTATAATAATCACCAACCACGTTATCTGGGCAAAGTATTACAGTTAACAAAACGCCTGCACTTGTTGTGGGCGTTCTTTACAGTAAGGTATAGCGGAGTGGAGCAGTCTGGCTAGCTCGTTGGTCTCATAAGCCAAAGGTCGTAGGTTCGAATCCTACCTCGCGCTACCAAATTCTAGGTTTTAAAGCCTTAGCTAACAACTTCCAATGACCAAGACTATCGTTCATCATTGAACGATACCAATTAACAGCTTGATTGCAGTTAGGTTTACTCTTAATCTCACTAAAGGTTGTTGCCAGTCGGTTTAACCTACTTCTAACAGTACATATACTTATACCTGTTATGTGTGCTATTTCCTTGACGGTGTAATATTTACCATCAATATTGTATTTTAGTATTTTACCCATGTTGTGTTTTTGTTATTCAGTTGGTTAAATAAATGGACACCCAAAGACATTAATTCTTGTTTCTGCAATATCAAAATATTTTTCATCAATTTCAATACCAATGAAATTACGCTCAATACTTTTACAAGCTACCCCGGTTGTACCGCTACCCATGAACGGATCTAAAACTAAATCACCTTTGTTGGTTAAAATTGAGAGGATGTCCGTCATTAAGTTTATAGGTTTTTGAGTTGGATGTTTTCCAAAATATTTTTCACTGTTCGGAGTTAGTCCCATTGTGAAACTACCATGATGCACCTTGTCAGTGTTAAATGTATAGGCACCTTGCTTGACAGCATGCAAGAAATACTCTCTACCAGGTACAAACCGTCTTTGCCACTCTGCAGGTAAAGGATTTAATTTTTGCCAATGGTTAAGACACTTCACTTTGATTTTTAACTTTCTCAATTCTTTTGCAATATCACCCATGTTTTCCCAATCGTTAAAAACGATCAAGTGTCCTCCCTTTTTGAGCAATTTAACTGCTTTTCCTAACCAAGTTATTTGATCAAAAGCTACATCGAAAGCCATGGTTTCCTTACAATGACTTTTTCTATTGTATTTTTTGTCTTGTCTAAATAAATGAATAGAATTCATTTTTCCAATAAGATTATAAGGAGGATCGGCTATGATGGTATCAACAATGACTCCTTTACTTGTCAAAGTATCCATCACACTTAAACAATCATCATTATATAAATCAACCATTTTAACCCTCTTTATTTGAAATTTTTTTAAATATCGCAGCCACCACATTCACAGTGACCGCATTGCCACAGCATTTATACCTCTGACTGTCGCTGATTTTCTCACCATCAGTACCGTATTTAGTCCAATCGTCTGAAAACCCCTGTAGGCGCTCACACTCAATTGGCATCAACCTACGAATACGCTTATCAATCAACACCCCGTGCCTGTCTTGTGCAGTTAGCGTAAATGACGGGTCGCCATCATCTTTAAAACGCCTACCGTTTTGACGTTTGTTCGGTCTATCAGGTGCTAAAACTGGCACTGCATAAAGTCCAGTTTTAGCACCCATACCGCCACTTATATTACCAAGTTTCTCTATATTCGAGAGCTGAGTTTCAATAACATACGCGCCTGACCTTGTGCCATCTGCGTGGCCTGCCATGAGTGTAGGTGATATATTTTCTTGTTTTGATATGCCAGTAGTTTTGCCGTGGCTTTTTTGGATAGAAAATATTTCTCTGGCACTTTGTCCGCTGGCTCTAAGATGTCCAACAAAGAATATTCTTTGTCTGCTTTGAGGGACTCCGTGATTCTTAGAGTTACAGACATTCCATTGAACATCGTACCCCAGCTCATCAAGCGTGGACATGATGCTATTGACACTACGTCCTTCATCGTGAGATAGTAACCCTTTGACGTTTTCCAACACCAAAAAGCGTGGTTGTTTTTCCCTAATAATCCGTGCAATTTCAAAAAACAGCGTGCCTCTTTTATCGCTGAACCCTCGCCTTTTACCAGCGATTGAAAAAGCTTGACAAGGAAAGCCTCCGACCAAAATATCGAAGTCTGGCAGTTCTGAGGGAATAATTCTTGTTGCGTCACCATAATTTTTATGATCCTTAAATTTTTTTTGATAAATTGATATTGCCCATTTGTCTATTTCACTAAAGCCAACGCATTTGGCATCAGGCATCACCTGTTGAATGCCTGATTCAAAGCCACCAATACCTGAGAATAAAGAGAAGTATTTCATTTTATCCTTGGATTGTTCTTACATTTTATTATAGTTATTGAATTACCTTTATCTAAAAGCTTAAAAGATTTTTTTATGTAGTCTAGTATATTTTTTTGGTTATCAACCTCCACAGTAGTTAATATCGTATTAAAGGTTGCTTCAATACGATACCCATATGCATGTTTTGTGTCATACGTAGCATCTTTATTCATTGTGTATAATCCACTATTTCAATTTTTATACAATCACTTTTTTCACATATTGCTTTATCATTAGATGTCAACTCAGAATCTAATTTATTCAGATAATATGCGCATGCTTTATCATATGTACTGTATACATAGTCTTCCAAAATATAAACTCTTTCACCACTAGTGCGGTTCTCTTGTTTTAAACCGCGCAATTCTATTTCTAATTTGTAAATTTTTTCCTCAGCAGTGCCTGCACAAAATTCCATTGAATCCAAGGATTTAATTACCTTATCAAGCCTATCAAGTAATTGATCGGCTATAGACTGTATGTCAGCATCATTATAGTGATGTAAATTATATTTGAGTAAGGGGACTAATTCGTCGTCGTTCCATTGCTCTAGGTTAATCATTTTGCACCTCCATTGGGTTAAATAACTCTTGTTTAATTTTGCGCGTGGATGGTGATACCAGGCCGACAAAAATCTGAGAATTATCAGGATTTTGCCATTTAATATGTACAACCCCCACATCCTCCCCATTGTGATAAAAATTAAACGATCTACCATTCAACAACATTTTTGCTTTAAAGAATAGAGACATAACCTCTAAAGGATAAGTGCCGAATGATGGAATGAAAGGCTTAGGTACTACTTGACGCCAATCTGGAAAAACACCCTTCAGTTCAGGTGTAGTAAATTCACGCTCGTTCTGCGTAACAATTATATCATGTCCTTCGCAAAACACTAGCGATTTATACCTTACATTGATCACGCCATGGGTCTTACAGTTTCTACTGTTTGACTTTTTAATATCTTTCAGTACCTTCAATGGAATGGTAAAATTTACATCATTCAACCCCGTTGTTTTACCAACTTCTAACAGTACTAAATTTTCTCGGTCAGTGGCAATCAGTGTAATTATATTATTTTTTATATCCACGTTTACACCTTTCATTTGTTCAGTGGTTAAATCTGTAATGTTAGAAAAATTTTCTCGCTTGGTAAAAAGTGCCACCGCCAGCAGCTCATTGGTATTTAGTGTTATATTCATTTTCTTAATCCTTTAATATTTAATACCCGTCAACATTAGCCCCTGTAAAATCCGTATTTGATAAATTTGCTCCCAAAAAACATGCATCTACTGCATATGTATTTTTACAAATACCATCTCTCAAGTCAACATTTTCAAACTTAGCACCTGATAAATCGGCACCTACTAGATTGGCACCTGCTAGATTGGCACCTGTTAGATCGGCATAATGCAAGTTAGCACCTGATAAATCGGCACCTGCTAGATTAGCACCTGCTAGATTAACACCTGCTAGATTAGCACCTACTAGATCGGCATCAATAAGGCTTTTGCGTTCCACAGCCATAATAATAGCACTACGTTGATCATTGCTATTGGTGAGTCTATTGCAAGTAATATTCCCTTCAAAATCGGTAACCGTTTTAAAGATTACCTCATTTGTAAACTTGTTTTTAATTTCAAATATCTTTTTCATAATTAATACTCCTGTTTAATATTTAATATTTAATAGGTTCGCGTCCTCAAATACCACCCCTCAAGTTAACGTTGCACCTGATAAATCGGCACCTGATAGATCGGTATCTACTAGATTAGCACCTGATAAATTGACATAATGCAAATTAGTACCTGATAAATCGACACCTGAGAAATTAGCACCTGATAAATCGGCACCTGATAAATCGGCACCTGCTAGATTAGCACCTGATAGATTGGCACCTGATAAATCGGCATAACGCAAATTAACACCTGTTAGATCGGCACCTGATAAATCGGCACCAAATAAATCGGCACCTGCTAGATTAGCACCTGGTAGATTAGCACCTGCTAGATTAGCACCTACTAGATCGGCATCAATAAGGCCTTTGTGTTCCATAATAGCCATAATAATAGCACTACGTTGATCATTGCTATTGGTGTGTCTATTACAAGTAATATTTCCTTCAAAATCGGTAACCGTTTTAAAGATTACCACATCTGTAAACTTGTTTTTAATTTCAAATATCTTTTTCATAATTAATACTCCTGTTTAGTATTTCTATTTTAGTATTCCACCTTTAAACATCTTTTCCCTTAATCGGTAAGAAGGTTGCAGATACGTATAAATTCCCCTCTATTCTCACTTAATGATAAATACTCGTTTACATCCATACTTGATAATATCCACTCATCAGGCAATCCTGCCAAATAAACAATATCATCTAGCATCATTTGCGTATCATTACCCGTGGACTCACTGATAAAACCAGTAATATCATCTATTTTATCGGTGCGTTCTACAAGATTATAATTCTCTTTTTCACAACACGTATCAATTATTTTTACACCGTTTATAATAATATCCCTTTCTAGGTTATAGCCAATAACTGGCTCAACCAATAACTCATCATCACCGATAACATTGGGTAATAAATCTTCATCCTCAATACCTTGAATAGAATGCTGAACCTTACCAAGTCTCTCAAGTAAGCATACACGTTGTGAATTTTCACAAGTGTCACCATCATTTTTCAAATGGTCATTAATGCCTTCCCAAAGCATTACACTAATATCTAATAATTTATCTTGTACAATCGTTGCTTTATTATTCATCTTGTCCATCCTTTTGTTGACACCAGATCATCATTAACCTGATACCTCAAAACCCCCAATTAAGGGGGTTAAGTTGGTGAATAAATAGTTTTAGAGTGGACGTTCTTAATCTTTCCAATCTAGTAGTAACATTATAAGTACGCCCCCCCAATTCCAAAGATAAATCAGAAATCGCATTAACTATTTTTTTCATTAAAGAATAGTTAACTACAGGCATAAGACCATAATTATTCTTTATATGCATATGTATTCTGAAATCAATTTTTATACCAACCTTTTTACTTAACTGATTTTTAAAACTTTCTAATGTAATTTTCTCACTATTTGGCTGTATTGTTTCAATAGTAAAATCAATTTTTCTTTTTGTCTCTATTCTTAACATAATTTTATCCCCTTTGTCTTGTTAATTTAAAATGGCGCATTATCCTTATTGATTGCTGCCTTTTCTTTTTTTGTTGACTGCGAGTCAATGGTTTAATCATCCCAAACTTATTAAACTTACGATGTGTCATGCGTATAATTCCTTCATTTTATTCTTATTGTTTTCAAAAATTAACAAAGCGTCTCTCAATTTTTTGTAGATTTTTATAAACTTTTTAAATTCCGTTTTATCACTTATAATAGTATTAGCGTTGCTAGTCAAACCTCCGTTTTTTTCGATACGTATCGAACTTTCAAAACCTTTAACACCGAATACTTTTATATTCATATCCCACTGTTTGAGTTGCCCATCCTCTATCATATTCAAAAAAACTTTGGGTAAATTTTCCAGATTCCATTTATCTTTGTTAATTAACCATGACTGCTGTAACTTGTCCATCTTGTCCATCCTTTTTAGGTATCAAATCATCATTGATCTGATACCTAAAAACCCCCAATTAAGGGGGTTAAGTTGGTAGTGGGTTCTTTATTCAGTATAAAGACGTTCTTTACTTACTACCTTTCTGACCAACGCCTCAAGTACATTGGCTTGTTTGGCAGCCGTGTCAACTGCTTGATTAGCCTTGAAGGATTTATACATTTCATCAGCTTGCGAGTTGCGTAATGTGATCATGGCATTTGCCGCCTGTTTGGCATCGCGTTCGTCCATTAAACGATTAATCATCGCTGTTTGTGCCACCAAGTCTTGAGCGGCTTGGTCACGCGCAATCATTTTTTTCAACAAATTATTATTCTCGTTGTTCGTTCTAAGATTTTGCTGATAAACCTGCTCTTTTTGATAATCAGCCATGTACGAATTGAAGTCTTTATTATCCGAACCAATATCATACCAAGCGGCTGTACTTGAAGTTGATGCCATCATAACACTTGTAGTTGCAATTAATAGTGCTGTCATTGTTTTGTTAAGTTTTTTCATTTTATTTCTATCCTTGTTAAAGCCAGTATCCGACTGGTTCGGTTGAGTTTTATTTAACTCTTGACATTATTAAATAATATCTCAATGCACCAACCTTAATAATTGATGCATTAGGTTATTATTTAGTATTTATAGCAAATAGCTTACAAGTTTTATAAATGGCTACACCATTCGCTATTTCAGCAGCACAATAATAATAACCATATGCTTCAGGGTTAGTTTTAGCATGCTTGCAGTTATAACAACTTTTATTACGATCGTTTGTTCTGAATTGAAGGTTTTTAGTTTGTTTTTTCATTATGTTCGTCCTTTTGTTGCATTAGGTTATTATTTAGTATTTATAGCCTTGTGTATTACGCTTCAACAATATTAGTTATGTTAACTACCAAATGTTAACTTCAAGACCGCCAGTGCTTGGTACCGCTTGCCAACCCAATGCTCTACATGCATTACC